ACGAGTAATTCCTGGAGTTCCTGATGTACCAGTAATTCCTGGAGTTCCTGATGTACCAGTAATTCCTGGAGTTCCTGATGTACCAGTAATTCCTGGAGTTCCTGATGTACCAGGTGTTCCAGTAATTCCTGGGGTTCCAGAAGCACCAGTGGAACTAGAAGTGGCACATTCATCTATTTCAGATATCTGTATGGGCAAATCTAAAATAGGATGACCTAATTTAGATAAGACATAACACTTAAATTGAGTTCTGTTCGATATTCTGGCCATTTAAACACCTTTAGTGTTATTTATATCCATTGAGCACTTTCAATCTTTTATACTTTAACAATTTTTTGTCAATGTCTTCTTCGTGTTCAGGAGCTTGCAATCCCAATTTACACAAAGCATATACCTTCTTGCCGTATTTCTTTAACTGAAAAGCGTCCATATCATTAGAATAACTTACCTTCATACCATATTTACCAAGTTCAGTGATTCTTCTCTTAACGGAAAATACTTTAAACTTTCTAAAATCAGGCTCGAATTTAACAAGTTCTTCATGTCGCAAAGTCAAAGCGTTTAATTCTGCTCTCATCTTTTTCTTCTTTATACCTTTATCGTACACTTCTTTAGTTTTCTCAGCCATCATCCATCGTTTCTTAACTTCACTCTCATCATATTCTGGATATATTCCAAACTGCCTTAACCATGCTTCAAAAATATCTATATTAAGCATGGACCACTTGATTTCTTCGTCTAAACGTTCCGCTGTAATACCTTCTGTTTCCACCATGAAATTTCTATCCTGCATCTCTATCAGGTAAAGAAACTGATTCATATTGGTAAATTCAAAATCATCAAATTCTGTAGGAGGATCATTTTCAAATCTAATGGGTTTAGTTATTTGTTCTATTTCAGGATCTACTCTTTCATTAAAAGTTAAATTATCTTGTATAAACTGTTCAAAAGATTTTCCTTTATTTATTTGCATAAAAGGATCTATTGATTTTTCTACTATAAAAACAGAATTAGCTGTATCATCCTCTTTTTCTTTTTTAATAGAGGGAACTATTTGGGGATCATAATCTTCTTCATTTTCTTGGTGAAATTTTTTAATCTGTTCAGGTGTTAATTCTTCAGGTTCTTTTAAAGCTTCGTCGTTCCTGTTTATTACTGGAGCCGGTAATTTTAACCTATCTATGAAAACAGGAATTCCTCTCTCATTCAATACTGTAATGAAATTTCTTTTCAACATCTTTCTAGCTACATTCAATCGCATAAACAAGGTCTGAGTAAATTCATAAGGATCTACCGCAATACCATAACTCCTTAACTCATTCACTACATCTTCATGACGCATCGTATAGGGGTCACCAGGAGTTTTTACCCTATTAATAGGAGGAGCGAGTTTTATTAACTTTTCGTCTCTAACTTCATTAAAATTAGCATGTTTTTTAATGTAATCATACAACGGTTTATTGTTCTCATCTATTGCTACTAACTGTCCTTCGGAAAGTCTGTACCTACTATAACCAACAGTTATTTCCACATGCCTATTTGCTTGATATACAGCCATTTAAAACCTCTTACCTATATATTCTAACAAATCATTTCGTATTTTTTGTGACCACAGTCAAATATTCTATATAATTCATTAGCTTCAGCTATTTCTTGCTCTGTGGAAGTAACTTCGCCCCCAAATAACTTAATTAACTTTTGCTTAGTGAAATTAAATCGGTGTTTACGCTCCCATTTTGTGTAAGAACCAATATAGTAATAATTAGGTCGTGTTGTAGCTACATAATTAAAACTTAATTTTTCATAAACATTTCCTGTTCCCCATCTTAAATCACAAAAAGTAATCAGCTTTTCCCCTACATGTTGCTTTCTAAACTGATTTAAGAGTTTGTTAGCTCCTCCTACTACAACAACATCTTTAACTGAACAAAATCTATTTAACTCCCAATCATATCCCACTGCATGTTTTGCCACAGAAGGCTTGGAAAAAGTCATTACTGAAACTAAACTATCCTCAAAAAATAATCCAAATGATTCATAAGCTTGCCCTTTACCTTGTATATGATTTTGATCACAAAAATCTAAAGCTATCTTGTTCGCTATCGGTTTTACTTCACATTTTCTAGCAAAAATCTTTTTAGTAATCTGTCCCAATAAATTATTAATTCTGGATACGCAAATATCTTTATTATTATTCCATTCATCTTCAAAAATGGTTATTAATCTAATGCTAGCTTTTTCACACATTTCGTGTTTATCTCTATGCCTATTATTGTCTTTGCTATATTTAGTACAATGCCAAATATTACCACAAAATTCGAAAGCTATCTTGTCTTGGGGTAAATAAACATCTAGCTCATACGGTTTAATTTCCGTCCGATCATTTCTTTTTATTTCTTTGGGATAAATCGATCTTATGAAATCAGCGAAAGCTTGTTCTGTTTTACTGCTACAGTTTGAACAAGTAGGACAATCGAATCCATAAGATTTTTCTTTCCATTTCTTATTGAATAAACCACCGCATTTATTACATTTAAATTCGATATCAGTATGTACATCTTTATAAAACTGTAAATTTGTGGGATAAACATAATTGTTAGTACAATAACTTTTCATTTCTTCGTAGATATTTCTTTTTTGTTTATCAAACTGACACTGGGGACACCCAAAACCTTTCTGGCAAAAATTGTTATGAAAAAGCGTTTCCTTTATATATCCACATTCAACACACATGATTTTACATTTAATATTTCTATTTTCAAAATACACAAGTCGCCACTTTTTTTGATTTTTGTATATTTGAATATAATGTTCGCTCAAATTTGTTATATCAGCTTCAGGAAGCATCTCAAATTTCCTTTCAGGAAAAACTATTCCAGATACCTGTTTTTGGAACTCGTCTTGGTCAATTAAACCTTTGGTTAATCGTTCTTCGTTCTCTGTACATATTTCACATTTTAATTTATCTAAATTATTAACTTTTAAACTGTAGTTTATACTACATACTGTTTTTTCACCATGACAGACATTACACCGAAGTTCTATTTTATCTTCCCAAACTCTATAGTAATCTTTTGGATTTATTACCGAAAACTTGTTGGAGTCTATTAATGTTACCAATTTTTCATAACTTAGTCGTTTTTCGTTATCACGCTTTATCTTTTCGCAATGAGGACAAATATAAGCATCCACTTCTTTCCTTTTGACTTTGCCTATATTATGCCTGTATTCATGTCCTTCTGAACAAGTTATAATAGCATTTAACCGTGTAGAAAAAGGTTCAATATTGTCAAAAACATAATTCAACCCTTGGAAACAAGGGTAGTAATCTTCTTTTTTTGGTAATGGACGAGGCATTATTTAATTATACACGGTTTTATTTTTTGTCAAAAAAAAAGGGAGATCCGAAGACCTCCCTTTGAAATTATTCTTTTACTACTTTATTATGGTCGGGTTGTGAAAGTATTCAAACCAAAGTCAAAATAAGGTGTTCCTGAAGTAGGAGCAGTAGTAGTAGATGCGGCGACAGCGGCTTGGTTAAAATTAACCGCAATATAACGGTAATAATTATGAGATCCGAAGAGGTGATCACAAATCCCGTATCTTGTCATACAACCAGCTCGGGGACTAAAACTTTCTTGTCCGATTGCTTTTTGGAACATGATAGGAATGTATGGGCAATAGATGATACCAGATTCAGCTTCTTTCGAACCTTTGTAACCAACAACTACGAAGTCAGTTCCACCATTAGCTGCACCATAGGCAAAAGTATCACGATAAACCTTGATGCCATTTCCAAGAGATCCAACTTCTGCTACACCAAACTTCAAGGAATCAACAGTACCCTTAACAGGTGCGAATTGAAAGTCAGGAAGTGATTGAAGAGCAACTGCAACCTTTGGAGAAACGATACAGTAGTTACCTGGTCCCATACGAGTAGCACGAGCAATTTCTTCGGCTGCATTCAAGATTTGGGTATAGAGAGTACGGAACTTCTCTTGCTCCCAACGTCCATCAGCTGTAGCTCCACTACCAGTAGGTATACCAACTGCACCATAGTCCCAAGTAAGTGTACCACCCCTTTGAGCTGCAACCTTAATACGAGCAACGAGTTCACGGTCAATTTCTTGAGCAATCTCGTATGCCATATAGTCCATCATTTCTTCTTCGAAGTCCATATTGTGCATTGCAGACAAGTCTTGCTCTGCTTCAATAGTCCAACGAGCTTTCAACTTACGGGTACGAGCAACAATCGACATACGCTCGATAGACAATCCTACTTCAGGAGAGTCGTAACCAGAATCACCGGCTCCACCAGTAGAAGTCAAACCAAAATTTTGGTATTCATTCATCTGTTCACCTTCTTCGGTGCTTACTCCACCACGACCACCAGTGGTAGCAGAAGTATAAGATTGATCAATGAAGTTATAACCAAGTTCTTGTCCTGCTTCATAACCGTTGCCGTTAATACCGTTACCAGTAGCACGGAAACGAACTGCGAAAGCAAGTCCGACAGGTTGATTCATTGGTTGTACACCAACAAGTTTATGAGCAAGAAGCTCAGGGAAAATACGACGAACCATGGGAATTGCGATTTGCTTGTATCGAGCAATACCAGAAGGTACACCAGTGGTGCCACCAGTTGCAAGATCATTACCAGTTCCGTCTACTGCGAGATTGTTGGGAGTAGAAAGAGAATAAACTCCAGACTCACCCAAAAATTGCTTGTCAATGTAGCGAGATTGATTCTCCAACATTGTGGCTGTGGACTTCACCAATTCGTCGGTAGCAAGACCGTCGAGCATAGGTGCCCACTTTTCTACGATTTGTTTCATTTTTGCATTCATTTTTATCTCCTTTGTTGTGTTAAAAAAATGCCCTACGAAAATCTCTTAAAGAGAAATCCTCTTAAATTCTTTTGCCCAACTTTCAATAAGTCTAGAATCGTCAGAAACAGCTTCACGATCAGCGAATCTTGGATTGAGCGACTCATCCACTTCTTCTTCTTTCTCGTCTTCGTCTTCTTCTTTTTCCTTACTTACAGCTTGTGTTGGAACACCAGTACTATTGAGTTTTTCTTCTTCTTTTTCTTCACCGTTTTTGACTCCAGTTTCTTCCTTGATAGTCTTCTTAGAAGATTTCGAACTGGAAGACGAAATAACAATATCTCTAATGTCATTCAATCTATCTTCGATCTCATCTACATCGTAAGATTCAAGTAGTTTAACTGCTTTCTCTCGTTGGGCAGCGGTAAGGCCCTCACAAACCTTTGAGATTTTCGCAGAACGTTTCAAGGTTTGAAGTTGGCTGCTAATTTCCATATTTTCTTTCACCAACTTGGTGTTTTCTTTATGGGTCTTAACAATCTCCCCTCTAGCGTCCTTTAACAGACCAAAGTTTTCTTCATCAAATTTAATATAATTGTCATTCATAACTTTTTTGAAACCTTCAACGATAGGCTCAAGAACTTCAACCTTAGCAACAGACTCGATGAAAGTTTCAGGAACTTTCTTATTCAATTCAAGATTGAGATACTTGTCGAGTTTTTCTACGATTGTTTCTTTGAAGGATTCGATTTCTTTTGACTTACCTTCTTCAATAGTGGTAAGTTTGGTTTTATTTGCTTTCTCAAGAGTCTTCTTAAAATTGGATGCTTTGGCAACCATTTGCTCTTCGAGTTGTTTAATATTCTTTTTGTACTTTGCGGTTGCTTCAGTGAGCAAAGCATCGTATTTTTCTTTAGCTTCAGATTCTACAATTTCAGTTTGAAATCGGACCTTTGCATTAACTCTAGATTCGACCAGCTTGTCGAGCCTTTCACTTATTTGAGTAGTTTGTTCCTCATTGAGTTGAGTTACTTGTTCACCGAACAATCCTTTAAGCAAATCTAAGTTTTTTTTCATGAGCCTTCTCCTTAAAATTCTATGCTTTCGTTGTATTTATATTTTTTTTACAGCAAGTCGATTAGCTGACTAATATTTTTGTAAATTTTTTGTGATTTGTCTTCTTGCTTCTTAGGAAGTGTAGAAAGATTATTCATCATCATTTCTAAAAGTTGTTCTACATTGGTACTTAATTTAATATCTTTAGTATCAGAATCAATGTAGTATCTAAGTCCTTCCATAACAGCTTCCACATAAGCGTTTGGAGCTGAAGGATCAGAAACAATATCAATAGTGATGAGATCGAAATCAGAAACAATATCTCTACCTTGTTGATCTTGATCTAATTTACCAACACCTCTTGTAGATACGCCTAGAATCATTCCATCATTGATTAGTGATCTGGCAATCATACCTTTGGGAGTGGTAGCGATTTTAGCTTTACCAATTCCTTGATTTTTTTCCATGCGTAAAGAAGTAATGTAATGAGATACTCTATCTAAGTCAATCTGAATAGAAGATTGAGGATGATTTAGTTCTCCTGGAACACCGACGCCTCTTACTTTAGTTTTTAGAAATGTGTCCACAGCTTTTTCGAGCATGGGAACTGGATAAATTCTTCCATTTCTATTTTGGATATCACCTTCAAGAAACACGCCTTCAATATACAAATCTTTACCACCTTCTTGATTATCTTCTTTGAGAACATTTACAGATTTGGATTCTAAAAATTCTCTAAGTGGTCTAAGATCTTGCATTATTGTTTCCTTTTATATCTTATTTATAATTATTTGCTGATCTTCTGGATATATTGTTGTTTCTTTTTTTTTTTTTTTTGTCTAATAACATGGTCTACTGCTTTAGTAAGGTCTACATTAGCCTTGCGGTAATCATCATTTAAGAGATTGTCAACTAACTTTTTGGTACTCTTCATATATTCTCCTGAGATATGTTGTGTTATTTATATTTTTTTAAAGCGTTGGTCCGCCACCTTCAAGATTGTCATCACCTTCCAGCTTTTCTTTTTCCAGCATTGCCAAGTTTTCTTCCCATTCTTCAGGAGTCCATTTCAAAAAGTGTTTAACAGCTTTTTCTTTTGAGAAAATTTCCCCAACATAGGTAGAAACAGTTCCCCAAGCATTAAGGCGAGTTTCTTCAACTTGAGCTTTCTTCATTTCCTCGAAGTAATTATTTTTATTTAATTCCAGTCTAAAATCAGAATCTTTCAAATGGTATTCATCCCACAAACCAATCATTCTTAAATGTGTTTTATACACATCCATGATAGTAGCGGTTATTTTGCGTCTAATATTGTTGACCAATTTGGTAAACTTTACTTCTTGCCAAGAAACATCGGTAACGTTACCCACATTGTATTTCTGATCGCCCATAGGGGTATCAATACGTCGATTAGAAGGAATTTCCAATGCTCTATAGAGTTTTTCCAAAAAGTAATTTAAGTCGGTAATTTCCCCTAAATTGCCTCCAGAAGCTAGGGTATCTACTTGAGTGGAGTTACCTTCAGAAGGTTGAGAAAACCAGTAATCTTCCAGCATGGACATAATGTTGCTTTGACCGTCTATTTCGCCCGTGGAAGTGTTGTAGATCTTCTTTTGACGATAAGTACGCATAAGTTTTTGTACATATGCTTCAGCTTGCGCTCTTGGCATGTTTCCTGTTGCCACTTTAAAAACTCTTCTTTCTGGCGCTCTTACAATACGATAAATGAGGATAGCTTCTTCAAGCAACTGAAGCTGTCTCCAAACCTTCTTAACAGGTTCCAAGAATGATACTACATACATCTGCCCAGTATCAGCGCTTTCTCTAAAAGAATCCCAAGAAGTATATGCCAATAAGGAAGCAGGAACTCTTTTAGCTTGTTCTCCCACTTGTCCAGAAATCGTGAAATATTTAATACTGTCTAGGTCATCTCTCCAAACAGGAAAAATGTTATCTGGTCTAAGTCTTTTAACCCGCTTCAAACCTTCGCCTGGTCTATCTGGATTAGATACTTTTTCATAAATTAGTTCTCCTGATACCAGAAAAGAAAGAATAGCGTCTCTTCCAGTATCTTTGAAATTGATCAAGTCGTCAAATATGTAATTCCATTCTTTTTTTAAATTAGCTTTCTTGTTTAAATTAGTAACCAATTCTTGATTAGTAATAACCAATCTACCAACATTTCCATCTTCTTCATCATAGTTAATCATTTCATCTGTAATCATGCTTAGAGCGTATTTAATTTCAGCATAATCAGCCATTTGACGATATACTCTAAGTTTTTGTGTTTTTGTTGGTTCTTCAAAGTTAATATATCGTCTCATGTTCCCATAAAACTGAGCGCCAATAATATCACCACTTTGACCAGTCGCTTGTAAATCTTGTGCGTCTGAAATAGCAACACCACGATCTTTACCTTGATCTTCTACATCAAGATAACCAAATACATTAGTTATTCTTTTTAACCAATCTGGTTTATCTATATTACCATTATCTACATTAAATTTGTTGTAAAAACCCATTGATATTAGTCCTTTTGTATTAGTTATTTATATTTTAAGGTTTTTCTCAGTAATAACTCTGAATTCCCAACCTCTTTTTTTGCAATACTTTTGAGCGGCTTCCCACTTTGCCAAATTCTTGTAATAGGTGTACGATTCAGTCATTATAGTCTTTTTAGATTTGTTTTTACTGTTTCTAGGAGGTTTTGTTTGTTTTAGGGGTTTCACTTCCACAATGATACGTTTCCCTGTATCATCTATTGCCAGAAAATCGGTGTAATAACGGTGATTCTTGCCCTGAAAAGTGTAAGGGACGACCACACACTCGGAACACCATCCAACTATCTTAGAATCGGTATCTAGATAGTTCATCACTGATTTTTCCCAGGATGACCTATAAACAATTTGCTTATTTTTGCCTATATATTTTTCAGGATTTCTAGGAGTGAAATAACCCTGAATAAATTTAGTTTTGGCCATTACGCCATTATAACTACTTTTTACGCTTTTTTTGCTTGAAAATAGGTCTGGAAAAAGGTTCTCCCATCTTTTGGGGATACTTAGCGATAGCTGCCGTTGTATTGAGTAAAGCAGGATCGGAAGAAGCGTCAGCTTCAGCAGAAGATGTAGCTGGTGCTTCAGCTCCAACATCTTCATGAATATTGTTAAAGTATTTAACTACATATTCTCCAGCGTCCACCAAGTTATAAAAACTTTTAGCTCGCATCCTTTTAGTTTTATTTAATTTATCTTGGTGTCTAATCATGTCCACACCAAAAGTACAGTCTTCATCAAACTGTCCTTGATCGTCAAAACCATCAATAGCTATTACAAAATTCCTATCAGAATTGTTGAGAGCGTCATCAGTAGCGTCTTTCCATGGACAGTTAGCTATTTTAATAAAGAGCATACCAGTTCCATTTTCTGTCTTATCGAAAACAACTTTAGCGAACCTTTCTTTATTTTTTTGTCTAATTTTTTGTTTTAGAAATTGAATAAACTTTTCTAGATTAGTTTGTTGCATAACTGATTGTTGTTGTTGACAATCAGACGCTACGTTAAGAACGTTATTTATTCTACTAAGGTCCATATAATACCCCTTTAAGGGATATTTATATTTTAAACCCAGAGAGGTTTAAGTAAATTAGTTATCTTCGTAGTATTATCTAGGAATTCGTTATAACCTTTGAACACCAAATATTCAAATAGCTTTCCGATCTTTGAATTGAATTTATAGTTCAAATACTGATTAAGTATTTCTTCTCGCAATTCTGTAGGTTGAGCCGTCAAATTTACCAACCGATTGTTTCTCATGAACATTTTCTTCAGTTCTGGTTTTTCTTGTAGAAATTTCTTTAAATCTTTATCATGAGTTGCCAAATGTCTTGCTTCTTTCTTGGAGTATGTACTAACTCTGGACGCTTTAAAACCGTATTTTTCGTAAAACTGAAGTTCCATTTTATGCTTTAACAACTCATCTGCTTCCAGTTTTATTCTAGCGTTCGTTTCGTTTTCAGCCACTTCTTGTTTTACACAATATTCAATAAATTCATCTTTAAATTTGTGTGTATCTTTAATAGAAGGAACATAATCCCCTTTATCCCCTAGAATAATTTTCTCTAGGAGTTCTCCTTTGGGATTGTCAGATTCTAAATAAGCTTTCTTATTAGGGTCAAAAACTTTTACAAAGGGATATTGAATCAGTTGCATATAGTCCCTATCAGTTGTAACAAAAATTTTATGGTTATCTTTTAAAATGTCGGATTGAGCTAATACGCCTGCGATATCATCAGCTTCAACAGTATCAATCTTCAAGATTTTTATAGGAAGATGTTTTTTTATTTCTTCAATCAGATCATCATACTGCTTATAGTATTGGTCAAAAGTAAACCAAGTCTCATCTTTATCTTGAGCCCATTTTCTCTTTATATGTCTATCTCCTTTATAGTAAGGAAATACTTTCTTTCTCCAATTGTTTCTGGAGTCAATAGCGATTACTATTTCATCAGCGGAAAACTTTTCGATATAGTCAAAAAGCTGTCTTAGAAACATGAATCTCCATAGAACAAAACCTTCTTCTGGAGTTTCTTCGTTTTTGGCACCGTAAATAAGTCTTAGTCCGTGATTGGACCCGTCGATTATTACAGTTACCTTCCTTCCATTCAGCATCCTATAATTATAATGCTTTTAAACTTTTTTCAAATGCTATTATGGTGTGGGTTTTGGTCGGGAAGGTTTTGAAGGCACAAGAGATTCTGGTCTATTTACTTCAATATCTCGTTTAGCTAGATGTGCTCCTTGCTTAATCTTTTTATCTTTGTGAGTAAGCAAACTCTGATTAGTAGTTTTGAAAATTTTAAACCACTTGCTGTCTTTTCCTTGACTCTGGAGAATTAAATACGCTAGATAAGCTCCTTTTTGCTTTTGTTCTTCGGGAAGACTGGTTAACACTGCTACTATTCTTTTTATAAGTTTATCAGCGAAGATCGCTAAGAAGTCTCCCGTGTTATTTTTATCCTTCAGAATATTTTTAGCTGCAATCTTTCTACTAAGATCTGCTTCTGAATCCCCGAACAATTCATTAATAATTTTATTAACGTCTTCGGTAATCTTTTCTTCTTCAAGATATTGAGAGAAGTTCATTATACGATGTAAAGATATCTGCGTCCAGTCTTTTCGTTCTCAACATAAAAACGTTGAAGTTTCTTTTGACGAATGAGCTGACGACCATCTTCTCCCAAATACTGCTTCCAGTGTTGTCCTTCTGTTCTGTGAATCAACTTAGCGTATACTTCTTCATTAACAACTACAATAGGCAAACCATCTTTGTCTAATTCAAACTTGGCAACTTCATTACAAATAGTATCAGTGTCAAAATCATGATTCTTAAATGAAATTTTGATGTATTCTTTACCAGCTACATCTTCTTGAATAAGTTTTTCAAACTTCTTTTCGTCTTTGCCTTTAAGTTGTTTTGCTTCAAGCAAACCTTTAGCGAGTTCAGTATTAGAGTATTTTCTGAAATCTTTCTTTACATAACCTTCTTTTACAAGAAGTTGAAGTTGTTCATACTGTTCGATAGTTTCAAAATTAATAACAGTAGGTTCGTTAAGTCCTTCCAAAATAGCGAAAACATCCTCAGAAATCTTCCCCATCAGTTTCGCACTTTCTTTTAAATTTTGAATTTTGTCCATGTTTTTCAACTCCTTAAGTATTTTTTGTACTCAAACTGCGATCAGTTCATACTTTTATTTATAATTTTAATTAATCGTCGTAATCGTTATCTTCGTATTCTTTCCAAGCTTGCTCGTTGAAAGTGTCAATAACGTCGATATATTGTTCTGGATGATGTTTGTTGTGTGATTTTATGAGCTTAATATCATCAGAATCATCTTCGTAATGCAATATAGAACCCATTTCTTTAAGAGTGTCTAATTTTAGCTTTCCATTAGTAAAAACTACTTTTTTAGCTTTTATACCAGACGATTTAAGAAATTGTTCAATCAATTGTTTGTTTTTATCGTTTTCATATCGGGAAGTAACTACATACAAATCATTATCTTGCAAATAGTTATAGTCTTCATTATCCCCTTCAACTATGCTAATATAATGAGCAATAGTTGCCGTGTTTGGTTTGCCTGTTTCGAATCTTAGGGTATGATCGAAATCAATTGTAACTACAGGTTTTTTACCTTCAATATATTCAAGAAATGTCATGTTTGGTCGTCGAAAATAGTTCCGTTTGTTTTTTCAAAATTAATAACTCCACCATCTTTAGCAACTGTTTCAGCGCAATGAAAAGGCGAAATCTGGGAAACACTACCTGAGATTGGAGGAGGATCTCCAGATATAGTTAAAATATCTGGAATGTAACTTTCTAATGGGCCTTTCCACCAAGGAATAGGATCATCGATAGTAAGAGTGATTGCTGATTTAGGCATCCTTTTGTGCCACTGTTTCTACAATCTTCTTAACTGCACTAAACTTAGCGCAACAGTTCTTTCTGGTCACAGGTTCTTTTCCTCCACAAAGAATTTCTTCAATTGCTTTCAAAGCTCCCATGATTTTAAGATCGTCAACTTTCTGTTCTACCACCACTTGTTTCTTTTGTGGTTGAGTAGCTTCACACATTTTACTCCAAGCCATTGTAGCATTAGTAATACTGTTTGCTTCATTAGAAAGTCTGGATTTTTTATCTACCACTGCTGTATTAATGTTTCTCAAACCTGGTTCTTCAACCATTTGCATCATTTTTGTGTATTCCGAACATTTAGCCATATAAACTCCTTTATTTTTTATTTATATTAAAAAACTTATGTCAGGTTTTCTCTTTTGGACTAACTGTGGTTCTAATGGAAAGAACTTGATTCATACATTCCTTCTTAAAGATATTTTCAATAATGAGTTTGGTTTCTTGAATCTTGGCTAGTTTGACAGAAGGATGAAAATTAAGGATTTGAAATATGTAATTATCCTCACTGTTTTCGATTAGGGTTTTCCAAGCGCCAGATGAAGAACAATATTGTCTCCAATCCGATTCTTCATATGTTACCCTTTTCCTTTTGGTTCCTTTCAAAGGTTTTTTAGTAACCTTTTTTAACATGTTCTTGACCCCTAAATAATAGAAATTGGTTTTTTTGTCTCTTATCATGTAGGTGAAAGCAACAGAACCTTCTGGAATAGATTCTCCAAGATATGTCCAATGGCCGAACATTAACTAGAAAAATCTTGTGTATTTTCTGTATGAGCTTCTATCAGTTTTTCAATCTTTAGAATATTATGTTCTTGAATTTCATAGAAACCATTGGCAGAAAAATCTGATAAGTAGGAACTAAAGGTCCAACCATTGTAGATTTTTGCCATGATTGTTCCAGTTCCATCGGAAGATATATAAGTAACTTTGAATTTGTTCATACTAAACCTCTGCGTTTTACTACAAAGGTAATTATAGCAGGAAATTCAATAAATAACTATTTAATTCTTTCTTTGAAAAAATTACTGTAATCGTTATTAAATTGAAGAGCGAACGCATGAATCACAAAGAAAACAGCTGGAAAAAGCAAAAGACTGATAGCCAAAATCCTTGCTTGCCCTTCCAAATCTGCCACTCGGTACAAAAAACCGTCCTTATCCCTAGAAACTACAATAGAAATGGTAGTAATTATGTAGCTGACAACGAATAAAACGATGTAAAGACCCATTTTTAACTCCTATTCCCTACAAGTATAAACAGTTTTTCCTGTTGTCAATAACTTATTTTGGTTATTTTTTAGGAGAAGCTATCATCGCAAGAAGTTTACCCATTTCTTTATTTGCTTCGGGAAACTCGCGTTTATCCATTAAACCTAAAATAATTCGTGCTTGCTGGCGCAAATTAGAATTTTCGGTAGTATCAGAAACCTGTTTAGCGAACTTATATACTCTTTCTTTTCCTTCTTTACTATCCGTTGACTGAAGAATATCCATGACTTTTACCATGAAATTTTTCAAGTCAATTTCAGACAAATACATCTGGTTTGTATTTTCTATAAGATTATCGAAATCCAATGTTCTCTGAAAATTTTCCAACAAACAAATAACATTTTTATTGGTTTCTTCAACTAATCTTACGTACTGAGCGTTCATAATTGGTCAGCGTTATCAGTTTCCAATTCAGCTTCTAGTCGTTTCTTTTCCGCTTTGTTATCAATATTCAATCGTTTAATAACTGCATCATAAAAGATTCTAGCTGGCATAACTTTTCTTTTTACTTCTGGAATATTTGAATATTCAACATTCAAAGCGTCTTTGGCATTATCAGTAAGAACACGATCCACAATAAAATCATAAAAAGAATAAGCGTTGTTAGTATCAACATTAAATTCTTCTCGTTCTACCGTAAGTTCTATTTCGTTGGGTTCTGTTTTTTCATCTTCAGGAACATCTTCTAAATCTTCGATATCTTCTAAATCTTTTGCTTCTCCGTCTGCTCCTTCAGCACTATCAGCTCCTTCTTCACCAGTGTCTCCACCCTCTCCGCCACCCGCTAAAGGATCTTCACCACCACCTTCACCTTCTCCACCAGCTAAAGGATCTTCTCCTTCTGCTCCTGCATCACCACCAAGGTCAGCCAAGGGGTCTTCTTCATCTTGCGGTGCTTCATTCAATCTAGCGTTCAATCTTGTTAAAACATCCCCTTTTTTGGTCTTTCCAAAATTAGCAAGTTCACAAATCCTAACTGCTTTATCCAAAGCCGATTCTTTTACTTCTTGTTTCCCAATAGTAGAATCTATAGTTTTTTGCAACTTGTCCGATAATTTTTTGGTTTTACCGTCTTTTTCGTTATCTGTAGTAAAATAAGAATGCTTATCAATGAGTTTCTTTTTATCATTATTCATAAACTGTTCCACTTTTTTATAAGTCTTTTCTTTCTTGACTACTTCAGCTTCTCTTTGTACTAAAGTTAATTCTTTTTGATCTAACTTTGCTTTTTTCAGCTTGTTAGATAAAATTTCCACTCTTTTTTGTGCTTTTTTAATGTCATCAGTAACAGCTTCCGAAACAGAACTTTTTAAAACTTCTGGAGAAGCTGGTTTTTCTTTTTTGGCTTCTTTCTTTTTTCTGTATTTAGCTGCCATATTATTATTTGTTTGAGTTCGTCCTGTCTGGTTAGGAACATTACCATTTTCTTTTCTTTGTCCCTCGAACCTATCACGTTTTTCTTCATTATCCATTTTAACTTCAGTTGGTTTACCATCGACAATCTGAATTTTATGTCCAGGTTTGTCGGTGGTAAACTCAGTTTTCATCTGCTTGGTTTCTTTGCAGAATTTTTCTTTTTTGATGATCATTTTATGATCTCTAAGAGATTATTGTACTGGTTGCTTTTTTTGATCTTCGTCAGCAGTTTCGTCATCAACCTGCACATCTTCGGCACCATCTTCACCGTCTACAGGTGCAGTTTCGGCATCAGCTTCAGGATCTGCTTCAGGATCGGTTTCTTCTTCGTCATCATAATTGTAATCAGGTTCTACAATCTGGAATTCTTTTCCGTCAATTTCAAAAGACCCTACCACACCATCTTCCGAACCAGCTTCTACATCACCTTCCATACCAGCTTCGTCGCCAGTTTCATCAGCAGAATCTTCAGGAGCAGTCATTACATCTTGTCCTTCGTCGCCAGCACCCATGTCGGCTCCGTCTTCTGCGTCAGCACTCATTGGATCTTGTTCTGCTCCACCCATGTCAACATCTGCTTCTTCGTCGTCTTCAGTAACTTTATTCAATGCGCCAGGAAGTTGTGGTTTTTTACCAGAACCTACACCTGGAGCCAATTTTGCTGTATTTTTGCTTCCAGTTACTCCACCAGTTACCTTCAATTTGTCCTTATCTTCAACATCATCGAACTCGCCAGCTTCTTCGCCTTCCTCATCTTCTTCATCATTATCTGTAGGATCATTATCAGTCTCATAAGTAGCTTCTTTTTTGTCTTCGTCTTCGTCTTCGTCGTCTTCGCCGCCTTCTTCATCTTCGCAATCATCACCTTCACATTCCCCTTCTTCATCTTCGTCATCTTCGTCATCAGAAGTTTCAAAACCTGTTTCTGTTTCTGGTTTGTCAATCATATCAATTGTACTAGAAGGAGTAACACTAACGGTAGAACCCATAGAAGGGTCCATAGAGGCATCAGCAGATGGGTCCATGGTAGAATCGGTTTCAGGGTCCATCGGCATTCCCATAGAAGGGTCCATAGGTTGTTCAGGGGTTACAGGATCAACAACGCCTGTAGGTTCTTGGAAATTAATATTGTCGTAAAAACTTTTCTTAAGAATATTCAATTCATTGTCAATTCTAGAAATTGTGTCTTTGATATGCTGATCCATGAGATTTCTCCTTATGCTTTATGGTTATTTATATTTTAATTTCTTGCAGGATTTTCAGTTCGTCCCAAATCTTGTTTATGATATGGGAACGATCTACATATTTATATAAATTAACCGATTCCCTTATAAAGTCCCGATATTCTCCGATTTCTCCAGCGTCACTTATTACAAATAGGTCATAGATAATTGAAGCTAACACCTTCTTTTCATCCGCCTCAAAAGATTCATTGAAGAAAAACAAAAAAGCGTCTTTAGAGAATACATTTCTAAAAAATATCAAACTTTGTAATAATTTATTGAGAGAAACAGTGTCTAAATTATCTATTACTATGATATTCACATATTTAATAAGATAATTTTTTCTTCTTATATCACGATTATATTCGTCGATACTAAGAGAACCTATATATTTCTCAAAAGGAAAAAATTCGATATCCAATATTGTTACTTTAAAATTCTTTTTATTTCAGCTTTGTTTTCCACATTAACAAAAGTCCGAACAACCGTTTTACCTTTAGTTTCCAAAATAGTTTTCCTAAAAGTACTATCTTCTTCTATTATACCATAATAATTCATCAATTTATAAAATCTTTCGATAAGTTGTACATTAGTAACTGACCATTCTTGATCAATGTAATCTTTAATTGTTTCCAATAATACTTTATCATCGGGCACGCTTTTTATGATACAATCCATCACAGCGACAGCATCTTGTTTTTCGATGAATCTAGTTTTAATCCTAGTAGACACTTCGTGTTCTCTAAGAAAACTGTCTATTCTATTTAGTATATTTATGTCCATCGATTTTATTATTTATAAATTAAATGTCTTAATGTTATCTTCTTCATTAATGTTATTAATGTCTATTACTTCCCTCGAAGGAGATAATCCTAATATATCCCCTAAGAACCAATAGACCTGATCTTTCCTAAAGTGCATAGTAGTTGTTGATATTTGAGGATATTTTTTGCCCCATTTCTTGAACAACTTTTTACCTTGTTGTCTATAATAATAAAAACCTTTTCCTTTCTTTAGATTAACATCGCCGCCAGAATGATGGGTAATAGGGATAGCAATTACAAAATTACTTAAACCTCTTTCTAACGCTTCCAGACAAATATCAGCTCCGTAAAAGTGGAAATGGTCTAGATATTCCCCGAATTTTAAATTATTCTTTCTTTGACCAATCAAACAAAATTCATCTAATGTTTGTACTCTCATGTGATTGAAATTGTATTTAGAACTTGAAAAATCAACTCCCCTAATAGCTCCCTGACTTCCAACTTGTAAACCAGCTGGTCCTAAAATACCAAAAGTTCCTCCTAAACCACTAATCTGCTGATCAATAAAAGCGAACGGTTCTGTAGAATCAAAAGTAACATCTTGATGCATCCAAATCAATATTTCCCCTTCGCTTACTTCGGTTAAAATATTGAGAGCTTCAGATGACCACTTGTAGTTATTAGTGTTATTGTAAAAAATAAATTCATATTCATCTCTACTTTTAATACTAGCTCTTAATTTTTTTAGGTCATTCAATTTAGTAGCGCATACTAATATGGAATAACGCTTTTTGCTTCTAATAGGAAATGGACCTTTCGCTATCCAATCTGTATGAAATTTTCGGAAGTCATCAGGAGAATCTTTTGTACCATCTCCTTCTCTAGTACCATGATCAACATGTATGAGAGCTTTTTCTCTAATACAAAAGTTGTCATATCCAAGTTTTCTAACTTTAAGATTCAGATCGACATCTTGATATATGTCTTTATAAAGTTCGTTAAACCCTCCAACCTTTTCAAAAACAGACTTCCTCATAAGAAGACAAGCGGCAGTTACTCCTTCAACTCTTGTGTTCTTATTGTCAATTTGGTTAATATTTGCATGATAGTTATGGTGACCAGGACCAATCCATCTTCCATTACTCCAATCAAAAAGAACCTGACCATCATGCTGAATTTCTATCTGCTTTGCGTCCCATACTAATCTATGCCCAACACAACCAATGTT